GTTTCAAATACTGTAGTAGCAATATATGTAGTACCATATTTATACATATTACGTATGATACCAATTTGTCTATAATCATTATTAACTGTAAATCCTTGGTTTTTATAGTTTGATATATCACTAAAAAACATTAAACCACTTGCTTTTAATTCATTCAAAGCATTTTTACCATGACCACCATATGGAGAAATAATTGCTCTAGCAGTAGCTCCAGTACCTGTTCCAGATATAGTAATATTGGCCCATGTGTATCCATAACCTTGAGTTACTATATTTATTTTTGAAACTCTACCTGCAGTTACCGTTACTGTTGCAGTAGCACCAGTACCATCTCCTATTATATCAACAGTTGCTGTTGTATATCCATATCCTCCTGAAACTACTTGGATATTCATTAATTTACCAGAAACAGTTAATAATTCAACATTGGCTTGTAATGAATTAATATCACCAATTGATAATGAAGGAGTTAATTGTGCTCCTGTTCCATCACCATTTATATCTATAGTAGCAACAGAATATCCTATCCCGCCATCAATGATTTGAACACCAGTAATTTGACCACTTGTTATTATAGGTACTAATCTTGCACTTGATATTGTAGTTGTTGCAGTTATTAAACCATTCACTCCTGAAGGATCACTAATAGTAATAACAGGCGCTTTAGAATACCCTGCACCGCATTTCATAGTTGGTGCTGCTGTTGCCGTTATACCAGCATAAGTTAAAGTTGCAGTTCCATTTGTAGCAGATCCACTTTCATGAGTAGGTGCTGAGGATCCTGAAGTTCCACCAATTGTTACTGTATACAACCTATTTGCATAAAATATCTGTTGATTAGTTGTATACAATGTAGTCGATGTCCATTGAGTACCTATAGTAACAGTAGGTATAGTTGTGTATGATCCTGATCCTGTAACAAGTACATTAATTAATGAACCATTTTGTAATACTGCACTAGCAGTTCCTCCACCAGAACCTGAAATAGAAACAGAAGGTGTAGTAGTATATCCTGATCCTATATTTGCTACATCGATTGTAGCAAGTTTTTTATTTAAAGTAACAGAATTTAATTGTCCGCTGCCATTTTTTGTTACAGTCCCTGTAGCACGAGCTCCGGCAAATTCTAAAGCTGCAGTTCCATTTGATACTATACCACTAGTATGAATAGGTCCAGTAGTTGTAAGTGTTCCAGGTATAACTATAGTATAATAATTGTTATTATAGTCTATAATTTGACCTAAAATAACTTGGCCACCTGAAGACCATGCAGTTGAATTACTAAATGGAGGTTCAATAGATATGGTAGGAGCAGAATAACCTGAACCAACTTCTGTTATATTTGCACCTAATACATAGATAGGATCTGCTTCTAAATATCCATCACCTATAACATTTAAAATAGCACCGGTATATCCCGTACCTCTAGCATCAATTTTAATTATCTGTATATTACCTTTAGAATAAAATTGTTGTTGTAATGCTGTAAGAATAGGCATATGAGATCCAGTAAGAAATTTATTTCTTAATGAAATTGGTATACTGTATATGAATTTCCAAATATAACCATCTGATGTAGTTATTGTATCAGCACTTGCTCCATATGGTTGAGCAGTTGATTGTGCTCCATTATTATTATCAATACACATATATACATTAAAATTATCAGACATAACATAATAACTTGTATCTTCTAATCTTTGTATTTCTTCTTGACCCATAATAACAACAGCAGTAGCATCAGCTCCGCTGCCAACTCCATCAAAAGATACAACAGGAGTTTCTGTATATCCATATCCTTTATTTGTTAATGCAATACTTGTAATTACTCCATCAACTACTGTAGCAGTTGCAGAAGCACCTTGACCTACTCCAGTTATAACAACTGTGGGTGCTACAACATATCCACCGCCACCTGAAATTAAATCAATTCCTTGAACTTCAGCCGAATAACAATCATCATATTGATCATAAATTGTACCAGATATCCAATCAATCCTAGGTATTACATATGAAATATCATTAGGACTAATAGCCTTCAATGAAATAATTTCATTTCTTGTATCATGTTCATATGATGGAGAATCGATTGGTAATGGGGGACTATTTTCATCGCCCCATGATAAAGTTTTACCCAAAAAGTAATAATAATTTGAACCTTTTGTTATAACATCATTGTATACACTATCTGCTACTGAGTTGTGTAAACTTGATTTTATTAATGCTGTGTCTGCCATTATTTTTCTCTTTTTGAGTAATTTTTATTGTTAAGCAATTGTAATAGTCCAATTAATGGAAAGTGTATCATTACTTGCTTTTGTTATTGCAGGAAATGTTGTATGAGCCAACATTGTACCATTTGTACTCGCATTTAATAAACCTGCTTCTCTTAAAGTACCTATACCTACACCTGCTGCAAATGTTGCAGTTGCTTGCACAGTATTATTAGTATTTGTATAAGTCGATAGTGCAGCTCTTGCAATTTCTGTATTTAATGCTAAATCACCTACAGTAGGAGTAGTTGCATTAGTGCCTATTGCCATATATGACATAACACCTTGGGAAGTACCTTGCATTCTTGCTGCAATATGGTTTTTACCAACTGTAACAATTAAATTAGGTATTGCCATATGTTGTTTGATATTTCCTTTATCATCTAATAGAGTGATTTCAAGATCACCCTTAACTGACAGTATATCACTAATCATTTATAAAACTCCTAAAATTTATTAAAAACTTGTTTTGCCTTCGAAATATTCTGTAGAATCACTGAAATATACATCAGGACCGAATATATAAGCGTTGTATGCCACATAACCACTATCACTTGGTGTAGCAATATCTGTTAATGTATTATTTATTATTTCGCTATATGTGCCGAATCCAGAAGTTAAACCAAATCCAGAAATAGAAACAGTAATATATTTAGATACAGATCCTATACTAGTTATTGATGAAGCAGATAATAAAGGTTGTTCTAAAAATACTCCAACAGAAGGAAATGTGCCTATACTAGTAGTTGCACTAAGTCCAACAAGTGGTTTAGTTCCCGACATAGAGGTACTTTCATTACCTAACGCGGTTAATAATGAATCACCTGATAAACTTTGATTAAATGCTGCAACAATTACTCCATTTGATAAAGAAGAACTATTACCACTTAATCCCTTTATCATACTTTTCGATACAGCACCAATACTAGATAAAGTTGATGAAATACTAGGTATTGCAAGATTAATTACTTGTTGAGGTAAAACTATATTAGTACTTAATGTTATAGAATTACCAATATTTGCAATATCAAATTTCTTATCTAACTGACCAATACTACTTGTTATAGATTTACCTGATGCAGTAAAATCAAATTTCTTATCTAATGATCCAATACTTGAAGTTACTTGTTTACCTGTTTTTGCAATTTGTATCCATACTCCAAGTGATCCTTTAGATGTAGTAGCTTGTTTACCAACTAGAGCAATATTAAATTTTACACCATTGGTTCCATCTGGACGGGTAACCCAATCATTATTAATTGCAGTAGAAAATGCATCATTAGGACCGCTTTCTCCAGTTAAATATTTACTAAAATGCAACCATTTACTATCACTTATTGTAATCTTATCATCTAATACAAGATTAGAGAACTTTATTAATGATTGTAACGATTCAGTTAAATTAAATTCATTAGTAATAGAATATTCACCAAACAGAGAAGTACCTGTTGGATGAACTAATGTTTTAACAAATGATTCATATTTACTAAGTTGTTCATCAATTTTAAGAACATATGCAAACTTTTGAAAATATTTACTATCTTGAATATAAATACTATCACTAATAAATCCATCATTAGTTTTAAAGTATCCTGTATATTTTGCTTCTGCACCTATAGTAATATAAAGAATAGAAATATCTTCAGCATCAATTACACTTGTGGAATACGTCGTAGAATTATTAAATGTTTGTACAACATCTCCAACATATAATGCACCAATAGCAGAAGACACTGTATCTTTATTATAGTTTGGTCTTGTAATAACACCATAATCTATAAACTCAGTAGTATTATCACGAATTGTAGCATCCCAATCTATTGGATCAGAACCTGAAGAAGATACCATAAATGGTAACTGAGTAAACGTTATCTTTTTTGCTTGATCTGATGTTATATAGGCATAAAAATTACTTTCATATCCAACACCAAAAGATATAAATTCTGCTGTTTTAATTGCTCCAACATTATCAACAGATTTAATTTTTACAATAGATCCTATACCATTACCTGAACTTACAGGATATACTTGTCCAGCTTTAAATCCTTTACCACCTGAAAATACATTTATTTTAGTAGTTGTATATAATACATCTGCAACAAATTCATTTTCATAAAATATTTTATTATTTTCAGATATATTATTAAAATAATCTTTATCATAAAACAATTCTACTATTTGTGTATCACCACTAATACTAGGATCAATAGGTTTAAAACTTTTTATAGTAATTAAAAATGTGTCTGTAGATGTTACAACACTTACTTTATTGCCAACAATAAGATCGGCAGAACCTTTTGATATACGTACAAATATGGATTTATCTTGAATCCATTTACCATCTGAAGGAATTAAAACACTATTGTATGGATAATCTACAACAACATCTTTTTGAAATAAAATTCTGAATAATAATTTGAAAGATGCTTCTGTTCCCTTTGCTCGATATAATTCTCTTATATGTTGTAAAAGGAACCTTTCATCTATAGGTAGATTAGGTAAATTTATTGCAATTTCATGCTTGAAATATTGAATAAAAGAATCTAATGTGTTATCAATATCTTTTAAACTTTTATAATCTGTGTTTACATTAGATTCAAGAAATTCATAATATGCTTCCAAAAATGCAACAAATGTCTGGTAATCTCCCCGAATAAATTCAGGGAGTTGTCCAGATACTAATGATGATAATTTTGGTTTAATATCTGACATTATGTTCTACTCGAAGCAAAGATGTAGTTTGTACCACCAGCTGTGTTACCATTAATTGTTTTATCGGATATTACAGTTACATTAACTCGAGCAGAATCTATTTGCACAATCTGAGTATATGCTGAAACTATGTCATTAGATTGTGGTTTAATAGATAATTCTAAAACAGAACCTACAATCATAGATATATTTAGATTGTATATATTAATAATACCATTTTTATAATCTACCGTTCCTATTTTAGGATTCGTAACAATTCTATTTGTTTGGTTATAGTAAAATAAAACTATATTACCTATACCATCATCAACAAGATAATACACTTTTGTTGTATCACCTGAAAGATAAAACCCTGTGCTTAAAATAATATCTTCAGGTACACCAGAATAATATATTGGAGTAATTAAATTTACAGTATATTGCGCTGAGATATTATATTTTGGAAAAATATTACGATATAAAGTTACTGTTGTAATATTATTTAATATAGATGATTCAGAATTATCTATTAATTTACTTAATTTTGAATATCTTAAAATACCATCAAATTTTTGTAATTCGTTTTGATTATACGTTTCTATTTCATTTTTTACAATTGTTTGTAATTCAGAAATTGATCTAGTTGTTTCTAATTCATTATAATATACAGTAGTATCTAATGCTACATTTATATAATCAGCATCAACTATTACAGGAGTAATAGTTGTAACTTTTTTAGGTTTTAGAATATCATATAACAGATAGTCTTTTTGTTGCTGTGTTAAAAAATTACCACTTTGGGGTTTGACACAAACAAATATTTTTCCATATATGGGAGGATTAGCATCTTCTCCACCCCAAGCTGTAACAGAATCTACATCTGGTAATTGAGAATATATTAATGCTTTATAATCATCTACTGTTACTGCCCTATCTTGAGCAGAATAAACTCTAGGCGCATTAAATTTAATTGAATCTAAATTTTCAGAAGCCATTCCACCTGATGCATAAAAAACAGTAGTTATATTAGGTATAGTAAAACCTGAAAACAATGAATTTCCATTATACGTAAAAATCTTAGCATTATTTGGTGCATCTAAATTAGATACCATATAATCAATTTCAACTATATTTCCATTATCTAAAGCAACTCCAATATTATTATCGCCAAAAGTTAATTCATATAATCCATCATCTATTTCTTTTATCCAATATATATGTGAAGTGCTATTAACATTCAGTATTGATTCTGCTAATGTATAAGTAGTGACATCTGAACTATTAACAGATTTATAAACCTTAATAATTATAGAACTTGTATCTACATTTGTATTTGGTATAATATATCTTATACCAGTTGCTACTGTATACTTGTATGTTAAAGGAATACCTTCATATAATTTTATATTTGTAAATTGATAAACATTTCTAGTATTTTTTGATGCTGCATAGGCAGATCTATTATAAAAAGTATATGATTTGTTATTAACAATTGTAGAAAACGGTGAATAAGCAGGTAGTACAATAAGACTAGGAGAATCTACATCTCCTGTTGAAGTCATATCTATTGTTGAACTTGAACTAATAGCAGATTTTGGTGTATACCCTAATGTTTTTGCTAAAGAAACAACACTATTTCTTTTTCTTGCCGAATCCAAGAACATTTCATTAATAGAAAGGTTATTGTAAATAGCATTATAGTGTGTATTATATGCTAAAATATCAAGCAATACAGATAACCCAGATCCATCAAAATCATAATCCTGGAATGTTTCTTGACCTTTTAAAAATTCTTTTAAACTAGTTTTTATTGTATCAAAATCTAATTCAGACACATTTATTTTTTTACTTGACATTTACCGAGTCCTTTCCAGTACTAAATCTAATTGTATTGGTTTTGTTGTATTTAAAATCGTAAAGTAGATAGAAACATATACTGAATTATTATCAGGTGAAATTGTCACGATAATATCATTTAAACTTACTCTTGGTTCATGATTAATAATAAGATCTACTAGAACCTGTTTTAAGGTATAAGTTAATAAGGGTGTTGCTAAATCAAATAATAATCTATGTACTGGAGAACCCAGTTCAGAATGAAATGGTCTTTCATAGTTTTGTGTTAAAACTAGATTTTTTACTGAAGCCTTTACGGCATTTTCATCATACCGAATAGACACGTCACCGGTATTTGGATTAGCAGTAAAGTTTAAATCTAAATCTGAGAAAAGCCTAGTATTCCGTGACATTTTAATTTCCAATTAATATGTATTATTTATTCACAAAACAGTTTACAAACGTTTACTTTTGTGATATACTGGTTATACCAGGTTTTTCAAAGATATTGTTTATCTCTTAAGTCTTTATTGATTAAATCATTAACTAATGTTTCAAATGTATAACCATTAGTTAATTTTATATACATGTTATCTGTTAGGAAGGTTGCCTTTTTAACAGCTTCTTCATAAACTCTTTCATCTACTCTTGGTCTAAAGTAATTTTGGTCTGATATCATAATATTCACCGTTGTTAATCTTTTATATTTATAAATATTATTTTAATAATTGTGAGAACTTAACATGGCAAATTGTAAAGGCGAATGTAATAAACAACTTCAAGGTTTAGCGGCAAGATTATCTCATGCTGAAGATAATATTACAAATCATTTTATGGGAGTATCTACCTTAGTAGAAGGACTTCTAGCCAATCCTCTTACTATGGGTAGTGCTGCTCCTTTATCAGCAATTTATAATAGTCTCCCTTCTGGAATGGAACTAGTACAATTATTAAAAGATGCCTTGCCTGATATAGATGCTATCACTATGAAACAATTAATGTTATCAGCAAGTGAAGCAGCTATGGATACTCTTGCAGCAACTATGGATGAAGTAGGTGCTGCTATGATTGCAACTGCTACTGCCGCTGTGTCAGCCGCTGAAGATGTTGTAACATCAACTGCAGATTCTTTAGCAGCAGCTATACAATCTGGAAATCAAATAGCAATAGATGCTGCCCAAGCAGCCCATAATCTTGCTAACATAAACTTAAGCAGTGCCATTACTTCAAAACTTTCTATTTCAGGTTTTATGGAAGGCCAAGCGAAAATTTCTAAATGCAAAAGCAAAAGTTTTCTTTTAGGTGATTAATTACACATAAAAAGTAAGTAAACCGTTTGATCCAGATGCTGGTTTACCTGATGCATTAACATTCTTATCATCAATATAAGTAGTACAAAGTTTCATACTTCCTTTCATTGAATAAGATAAATGGATCCAAACACTATTACCCTTGTTTCTATATTCTAATATAACTTGATTATATGGAAGAATCTTTTCTANTTTAACTGCAAGTTCATAATGTTCAGTTATATCTCGNGATGTTAACTGAATATCNCANGCCTCGCCTTTATTATGAAAGGATCCTCCAGTTTCATTTCTTAAACCAGAATTGATATTCCATATTCCATTAGAGTCTTGTTGCCTGCATGGTCCTATTTCTGCATAAACCTTTTCTAATATATTAACACATAGTGCCGAAAGATTAGCAACTAATTGTTGTTTAGAATATGTTCCATCCGGCAAGGTAGTACTTTTTAATACTTTACCTTGAGCACTTGTTAACATACCAAGAGTAAAGTTATCACTTAACTTATAACTAGTTGGGAAGTCTGTCATGTTATTAATTTCGGCAAGTTTTTCGGCAGATAATTGAGTTCCTGCTCCAGAACCTCCAGTAGCAGGAGATGAATCACCTGAAGTTCCTGCTTCATTACCATTATTTTCATAATCAGAAGTTCCAACCATACCCACTCTGGCTTTTTGACCTGCCGCAGTAGTCCAATCATCTTCAGTTTCAAATTTGAATACACCATCAGTATGTCTAGCCGGAGGAACTAAATTAGGTCCACCTTGTTGATGCGCTGAATCTGCCGGCGGTACAACTAAAGTATGATTTCCAGTAACACCTGCAGTAGAAAGACTAGTTTTTCTTTCTAGTGGAGCACTATATTTTGGATCATAAATGTCAGGTTGAGTTCCACCAACTGAGCTAAGTAAATCTGCCGATAAAGGAGTTTTATTTAATACTGAATCAACTACATTTTTAGGTAATGTATTAGGATTGTATGATCCCATGGGTGTTAAATAAGTATTAACTAAAGTATTTTCTTTACCTCTACCTGATATTTGATTACCAGCAAAATCAACCGGTGTTTGAGATGTTCCTAATTTAGTCAATGAAGATATTGAAGGAAATGTAGTACTAGGATTATTATTTTCAATTTTAGGTGCTATCATTCCTATTGTATCTCCTGAACCTAGAGATATATTACCGGAAGTTTGCAATTGATACGATGATGATTTGATTTCAATAGCATTTGCAATATCAAATTTCATTGAATTTGCTTTAATTTCAAAGGCCTTTTCAGTCTCAAGTTTAAAATTACTTGACATTTTCATTAAAGTTTCAGCAGTAGAAGTAGTATCACCACCTTCTAAACTCATACTCTTGGCAGTTTTAAGATTCAAAGCATCGGTTGATTCAATTGACATAGTACCTATTGCTCTATGATTTGATGTCTTACCAACTTCTACATTGTAATTACCTTCAACCAGTACATTATAGTCTCCACCAACCGCAACATTCAAATCTTGGGCAACTCCCATATTAACATTATTATGGAATACCGCATCAACTTGACCGCATACTTCAAGATTTGCATCTCCTTGACAAAGGATATTCATTGGACCTAAAACAGTTAAGTTACATGTTCCTTTAATGAATATATTACCGTTGCTTTCAGTTATATAGTATCCATCGCCAACTATATAATTTACCTGTGAACCATTAGGATCAATCTCAATAAATGTACCTTTGCGATGATAAAGGTTAATTCGTTCTCCTTCAGGACTATCATCAAATTCTAGAACATGACCAGATTCAGACTCCATAACTTTGTTATATGGATAAATGGTATTGTATGCCGATTCAGGTTGATCATATGAACCACCATTTGCTAATGGTATATTTTTTGCGCGAGTAGCATCTTTAAATTTAACGTGGGTATCTTCAATATTACCTCTTGCTAATCTATTAGTATCTGGTTCATTCATGAAATCGCGCAAAGGATACTTTCCTTCAGGATCACAGAATCCAGTTTTAGAGAAATTACCAGATCTATCTTCAGTGTATGCTTCTCTTCTAGATGCAGGTAAAGCATTTATTTCTGCTTGAGTTCTAGTTGGAGCAGAAGATACAGCATCTTTATTAGTTGGAGCAGGAGCAGATTTACCACCTAAAAAGTATTCATAATATTTTCTTTTAGTTGGCCAACCACCTTTATGTCCACCAACTTTAGAAAGAGCTACTTCAAAGAAATTGGGTTGCCATTGTAATTTTTCCCAGTCTGAGATATTCATTTTAAAATATTCTACAACTGCTTTTGCACCTATTTCAGCAGACTGTTGTATTAATTCAGGATGATTTATTAAATCAATACCTAATCTTGTTCCAATGTCTTCATAATTACCCCGCAAGGTTAATTGTATATACCCTCTACCATAATATTGGCCATCTGCGGGATTTCCTGTTCTTTTAGTACCATATACAAATCCAAAAAATTCTTGCTTAGAATATTTTTCAGGTTTGTTATTCCATAGTTTTGCTTCTTCTTGTGTAATCTTAGGCCATACTACTCTAATTCTTGCCGCAGAATATGTATGATCTTCGGCAGAAGTATGCAACCATTTACTTTCTACACCGGCAATACCAAGCATAGCACATTTAGCATATTTTGATTTGAATCCACCTTCTTCGCAAGCAGCAATAATTGCAGCAATTCCTGCAACTGACTCTGGTTTTGCTCCTGAACCAGCAGGAGGATTTGGAGGTATAGGTGTTTTTTCTATTGCATCTGCCATTATGAATCCTTAAAAGTTCTTATCAAAATAGGTTGTAATTTGATCTGTAGTTGCAAATGTTTTAGGATTAACATCTGTAAATGGTAAATATTGTTCTTTTGTAAAATTTTCTGGTCGTTTTAATATAACCGAATATAATTCAGTAGTTTCATCATAAGTAGCAGTTGCTATAGGAGTTATATTAGATTTAGATAATATATTATATGATGTAACTCCATCAGTAGTTACTGCGGTTAATTCATATTTGGTTCCAGTAGATTGCACGGATGTTTCACTTGGAGTTTCAGAAGCAATAATTGTATCTACAACATCGGTTAATACATCACCTTTAGGATCAACAAGTTCACCTGTATCATCGGCAGAAATAACATTATTGGTTGCATCATTAATAAATGCTACAGTTTTAGTACTTGGTATACCACCAATTGTTCCAAGCATTATAGGTTGTTGATTATCAGGATCTAGGAATATACAAATTACCCAAGAACCTGGTACTACTCCTGTAGGAGACCAACCAAGACCTGATATAGAAGCAGAATTAATAGGCATCATAGGATATGCCCAAGGTAAATCATCGGTTGACAATATTGTTTTATCTTCGGTATGAAGACCTACAATACGAACTTGGCATCTACCTAATTTAAGTGGATCAATTCTATTCTCTACACAACCAAGATAAAACATTATTTACTCCTATTCAAATCTATCAACAAACTTTCTTTTACTATTTCCATTGTACATTCATGAATATTTCTATTAATATAATGATTAACTGCCGCAATGATATACGCGCCTGAAAACATTTCATCTTGATTCTCAGTATCTTCTTTAGTTGCAGGTTCAACTTTATATAACTTTAATTCTATTCTTAGACCAACAGTATAATCTAATCTACCTGGAACAACTATCTCTACTTTATTTGCATCTATTTGAGCAAATGAAGATACTCTATTCTGTACTACTCCAGCATTAGTAACATCCCCGTATTCATTGAAGTTGCCAGTATACTTTGACATAGACATAATAAATGAATTATGCCGATATATAGATTTATTAGATGCTAAAGGATATTTATTCAGGTGGTTATATGATTCAAAAGATTCAATCATATCATAATTTACATTATTATATCTTTTTGTAGTAATATCATACGTAAATAATCTTGAACCAAACATACCTCCTCTAGCCCTTTCTACATAATCATATGCAGTAGGAATAGTGATACTTCTAATGCGTTTATAATCTTCAGTTATATTTTTAACTGTAGCAGTACCATATGATTGATTATCACGAACATAATTATCATATAAAAACTGTTGAAAGATTTTTGCATTATATA